CCGACGTGATGGCACGGGTCGGCGACGAGCCCAATGTCAGCGCACTGACCGAGGAGCTGCGGCGCTCGGCCACCGACTACGGCGTCTTCGCCCGTGTCGAGAATGCCGAGAATGTGCGCTACTGCCGATGGCCTGGGCAGACCGACGACGGTAAGAAGTGGAATGATGCCAACCGCAACAAGCCGGCATTCCCTTGGGACGGCGCCTCCGACACGCGCATCCCGCTTGCCGACGAGGTGATCAACGGCCTCGTGGACCTCTGCAGCACCTCCTTCTGGCGCTCGATGCTCCGCGTCAGCCCCACCAACATCAGCCAGCTCGACCAGGCCGTCACCGCGCACAACCTGATGGACTGGACGGTCAATGCGAAGATGTACAACGACCTCACCCGCGAGGTCGAGCTGCTCTCCCAGTACCTATGGACCTACGGCTGGGCCGGTGTGCACGTCACCTGGCAGCAGGAGATGGGTCAGAAGGAGCAGTACCTGACCATGGACCAGATCATGGCTCTGGCAGCCCAGTCCCCACAGGACTCCATCCTTGCCGACCTGCCCAACCTCATCGCCAATCCCGAGGCCGACGACCAATCCGCAGAGCTCCTCCTCTCGGCCTTCCCCAACCTGCGCAAGCGCCGGGCCCTCAAGGCCATCCGCGACCTGCGCACCGAGGGCGAGTGCGACTTCCCCATCCCGACCATGGTCACCAACAAGCCCATGGTGGCAGCCCTCGCACCCTACGACGAGCTGGTCTTCCCGCCCGAGACCACCGACATCCAGTCCGCCCGGGTGGTGTTCCGACGGTTTTACATGACCGAGGCCGAGCTACTGAACAAGGTCGAGACCGAGGGCTGGGACGCCGAGTGGGCCCAGGAGGCGATCAACACAATGGGCCGTTTCAGCGACTACTCGGCCTACACCTACGCTGCTGTCGGCCTGGCCGAAAACTCCATCCTCGACCGCGAGAACCTGATCGAGGTGGTCTATAGCTACCAAAAAACACTCGACTCCGACGGCATCCCGGGCGTGTTCTACACCGTATTCAGCCCTCAGGTGGGCGACAAATGGGGCTACTTCGACCTCTTGGACTACACGCACGGGCAGTACCCGTTTGTGGTGTGGCGCAGTGAGCTCATCCACCGCCAGATCACCGAGAGCCGGGGCGTGCCCGAGGTCTGCTCGACCTGGCAGCACGAGGTCAAGGCCCAGCGCGACTCCATCTTCGACTACACGTCCCTGGCCACCCTGCCGCCCATCGAGGTCCCCAAGACCCGCGGCGGCAACCTGAAGATCGGCCCGGCGATCCAGATCCCGGTCCTGCGCCGCGGCGAGATCGGCTTCCTGCAACCGCCCGCCCGCGAGCCCAGTGTGGCCTTCCAACTGATCGCAGCCATCGAGGCCCAGACCGACCGCTACTTTGGGCGCCCGACCGAGAAGGTCCCCCCGGTGATCACCCAGATGCGCCAGCAGCGCCTGATCAACAACTGGCTGCACGGCTGGACCGAGGCGTTCCGCCAGGTGCTGTCCCTCACCCTGCAGTACATCGGCCCCGCCGAGATCCAGCGCATCACGGCCTCGGCCACCCCGCTCCCGCCCGACATTCAGGACTTCGACGTGATGCTGAAGTTCGACATCCGCGAGCTCTCCACCGACCTGGTCACCGAGAAGCTCAAGGCCATCAGCACCTTGGTGCTCCCGCTCGACACCGCCGGCGTCATCGACCGCGCCAAGCTGATCTCTGTGGCTCTCCGGGCCATTGATCCCAACCTAGCCAGCGAGCTGGTCATGCAGCAGGGCCCTGCCGCGCAGAAGATGTTCGGTGAAACCAACGACGAGGTGGCGCTGATGAGCCTCGGCAACCCGCCCCAATTGCGCGAGAACGACCCTACAGCAGCCATGCGCCTGCAATTCACTCAGCAGGTGCTACAGAGCAACCCGAAGTACCAGCAACAGCTCCAGCAGGACCCGCTCTTCCAAGCCAACCTGCAGAAGTACATTGAGAACCTGCAGTTCTCGGTGCAACAGCAGCAGAACGCCGTCACCGGCAGACTCGGAGTCCAATGAAACTGAACGACGAACAACTCTCGGAGGCCCTGTCAGTGTCCGAGGAGCACCCGGTGCTCAAGGCCATTGGCCAGGTCATCGACGACACGCTACGGGACGAGGTACACAGCGCCCTCCTCCCATCGCTTTCCGCGGAGGACCGTGCCTACAACGCAGGCCGGGCAGCCGCGATCAAGGATCTCATCGCACAAATCAGTGCGCTGCGAAACGGGAGGGACTTGACTTCCGGTCAATTCTAGGCTCTCACTCACACAACGGCTTCTTGGTTGGCCTCAACAACCATGGTTGCAGCATACCCGGCTTGCAGGGTCTAAAAGCATGGACATCCAAACGACACAGGAAGCGCCCCTGTCTAAAAACACGGCACAGCCCCCAATCAACCCGATGCAGTTCGACGAATCGGCGTTGGCCAAGTTGCTGAAGACACGATTCAGCGGGGAGGAGGAGAAGGCGTCAGACGTCGAGCAACAAGCGCCGGAGCCGGAAGCCACTTCAGTGGACGATCAGGCCGAGGATGCGGAGCCAACCGCAGAACAAACGGACGCTCAGGCCGAGTCGCCTGAGCAGGAGGTTCTTTCCGAGACCGAAGAGAACAGCGACGAGGAATCGCTGGGCTACCGCAAACGCATCGACAAGCTCACGCGCCAGAAGAAAGAGGCGCTGGAGAAGGCCGAGGCGCTCGAGCGGGAGCTCAACGACGCCAAGACCAAGCTGGAGCAGACCAACGACAGGCCGACCGCGGTGCAGTCCGCTGCAGACCCGTTTGCCGATGTCTGGGAAGTGTCCAAACTCAACGATGAGTGGAGCAAGGCCCGGAATCTTAAACGGTGGTGCGAAGACAACATCGACGGCTGCGAAGTAGAGGGCAAGGAGTACAGCGCGGAGGACGTGAAGCAGATCAAGCGGCGTGTAGAAGACGCCATCGACCTGCACATACCAACCCGTGCCCGCTTCCTGCAGAACTACCAGCAGATCAAGCCTATCGCCGAGACGCTCTACCCATGGTGGCGCGACCGTTCGGCTGCCGAGTACACCGAGGCGCAGGCCGTCCTGCGGCAACTGCCGCAGATTGCCTCACTGCCGGAGTACCAGGTGCTGGTCGGTGACTTCATTGCCGGGCGCAAGTTGCGTCTGGCGCAGGAGTCCGCCAAGGGCAAGCCATCTGCCACCCGCCCACTGGTCAAGGCACCCAGTCAGCCCGGTCGACCCACCGCAATCCCTGCAAAGAAGGATGCGGCCAAGGTCGGTCTGGATGCAGCCAAGTCGAAGTTCCGAAAGTCCGGGACGACCACCGAATTAGCCCAAGTACTCAAAAGGATGCTCTAAACCATGCCCCTACTTCAGCCCAACCAGGGCGGCTCTGTGCCGCTCGCTTCCACCTCGTCCGCCCGTGAAGATCTGGCGGACTACATCGCCATCGTCGACGCCAAGTCGACCCCGTTCGTGTCCATGGCCCCGAAGGGCCGTGACATCGGCAATATGCAGTTCTCTTGGCAGGTCGACAATTACGGCGCCCCTGTTCTCGGTGGCGTGCCGGACGGTACCGACGTGACCGTGTCCAGCGCCTCAAACCCGGTGGTCAACCGGACCCGCCTGAACAACTACGGCCAGGCCTTCCGCCGGGACCTGCGCATCGGTTTCATCGCCGAGACCCAGGAGGTCGCTGGTGTGACCGATGAGTTGGCCAACGGCATCGCCAAGAAGCTCGTTGAGATCAAGCGCGACATGGAGTCGACCTTCATGTGCACCAACCAGGCCGCCCAGATGGACACGGGTCCTGGTGGCAACGCCTACCGCACCGGCTCGATGGGTAACTGGTTGAACAGCACCAACCCCTCCAACATCGGCGCGTGCGCTTCTGGTTCGCCATTCCTGCCGGCCTCCGGCGCGGTCGACACCACCGCCGCGGCTTCCTTCACTGAGGCCACTGCCCAGAACGTGCTGACCGCTATCTACAGCGCCACCGGCACCTTCCGCGACTACGACTGTATCCTCGGCACCACGCTCAAGCGTGCGTTCACCAACCTCACGGCCTCGGGCAGTGTCGTTGTCACTACCCCCAACACTGGTGTTGCCGCTACCAGCGTCCGCACCTTCAACCAGGATCTCGGTGCCGACACTTTTAAGGCCTCCATTGATCTTTTCGAGGGAGACTTTGGACGGCTTGTTTTGCATCCGACCCAATTTTTGGGGTCTACCACTGGCACCACGTTGACCGCCACGGCCACCAAGGGCTACGTCATCCCGATGGACATGGTCGAGGTCCGCTACGCCAAGCTGCCCCAGGTCAAGGATCTGCCCGACGCCGGCGGCGGCCCTGCCCGCCTCGTTGAGGCCATTGCCGGCCTCGTTGTGAAGAACCCGAGCGGTTTCGGCTTCTTCAACGGCGCCTAATCAGTCTACAACGGGGGAGGTCCACTCCGGGCCTCCCCCTCTTTCCTTTCTCATGGCTCACAATTCCGCATCCTCCGTCATCGCCAACGCCCTCGACGACCTGCCCGGCGAACTGCGCCGCGCCGTCATCAAGGAGTTCCAATCCGGCATCCAGAAGGACTGGGTCAAGGCCGGCATTGATCAGAAGCGCATCGCCCAGGACTCTCAACGCGAGGTCCGCGCCATCGACGGCATCGGACGCCTACGGATGCGGATCGACCCCACTCTCTACCATGCCTGGGGCACCAAGTACGGGTATGATTGCTGGAAGGACTCCCAATTTTTGAAAGAAGTAGAACGGGATAACCCCGAGGTGCGAGTGCGCTGCGGGGCTACACGCTTGCAGGTTGGATACAACGGTGGCACAAAACGCAGCAGTCAGAAGTTCACCCTATGAATGTCGGATCTAACCGCCAACTGGCCGGCGAATACGGTGGCCGGTACATCGACGCCTCCGCGGGCACTGTGACCGGCAACTGGATGGAGATCCATGCCGTCGCCACGTCCATCCTCGGCGCCGTCTCGTCCAACATCACCAACTTCCCCTCCGGCGTGACCATTCAGGCCGGCGACTCGATCTCGGGCGTCTTCACCTCGGTGGCTGTATCCTCCGGGGCGATCATCGCCTACAACCGCAAGTGGGTCTAAAATGCGTCTCGGTCTAGGACTAGGACTCGGCGTGCAGCAAGCCCTGGGTGGGGCTAGCGGCGGCGCCGACCTGCCTATCATCCGGCGCGACCTGCTGCAGGAGGACGACTTCTTCGTTCTCCTGGAGGACGGCATCGACAAGATCGTCATCACTTTCGGAACCTTTGATTCCCTGCTGCTTGAGGACGCCTCGTTCCTCCTGCGGGAGGACGACGGAAAACTCATTATTCAAGCAAACTAGCCATGGCAGACACAAAAATCACGGCCCTAGCGGCTATCACCACGGTTGATCCGGCAGCGGACGTGCTGCCGATTGTCGACATCTCGGACACGTCCATGGCGGCCTCTGGCACGACCAAAAAGATCACCAGCAACCAGATCCTGGGAGCAGGCGGCACCGCCACCCTCGCCTCCGCCACCATCACCGGCGATCTGACGGTGGATACCTCTACGCTGAAGGTTGATTCGACGAACAATCGGGTGGGTATTGGTACGGCGAGTCCGGCGACTCGCTTTGTTGTGAGCGGAGGCAGAACAGGATTATTTAGCGGAGATGTGTTCAGTCTGGCTCTTGCCCAAACAACCGGACAGGCAAATTATCTTTATCTCGGAACCGATGCGTCTGGAACGTTGTTAGTATCTGAATCTTCTGGAAACTCTGTGATGACGTTGAGTCAATCCGGTGTTTGCAACTGGCTCGACGGCGCAGGCGGCACTCGGATGACCCTCAACGCCAATGGACTCGGCATCGGAGTTACGCCGAGTGCTCAACTTGCTTCTTATAAGTCTTTTCAGTTTGGTATTGGTGGCAATCTAATTGGGCGTTCTGATAATTCAGGAATTGAACTTAGTTCTAACTCTTATCGAAACTCTGGTGGTAATTACATTTACCTAAACACAGCCACTGCTGCTTCTTACCGCCAATACTCAGGAGGCCACGAATGGCACAACGCTCCCTCCGGCACCGCTGGCACCGCCATCACCTTCACCCAAGCCATGACGCTGGATGCGTCGGGGAATTTGCTGGTGGGGACGACTGGAACAGTTGTTTCTTCCGATTCTCGTTTTCGAGTATCCGCTACGGCTGTCCCTGCGGTGGATGCCAAAACTACTGCTGCAACACAAGCGGTTGTGGATGAGTGGAACTCCGACACTTCTGGCGACAACCTATTCAATCGGTTTTGGACTGAATCTTCCCCCATCGCCTTTCGTGGATCAATCAGTTACAATCGAGCCGGTGGACTCGTTGCATATAACACGACATCCGACTATCGCGCAAAGGACATTATTGGACCTGTTTCTAACAGCGGCTCGCTCATTGATTCGCTGAAGGTCTATGTTGGAAAGATGAAGGGAGCGACGATTGAGCGTCCGATGCTGATCGCGCACGAACTTCAGGAAGTCGCTCCGTATGCTGTGAGCGGTGAGAAGGATGCGGTCGATGCTGATGGAAAACCGAAATATCAGCAGATGGATGCTTCCGCTTTGGTTCCGCTGTTGATCGCCGAAATCAAATCGCTCCGCGCTCGCGTTCAAACCCTCGAAACCCGCTAATTTATGACCATCCTCTGGCTCATCGAACGCCTCTTAGTCAAACCGACCGAAGGCTCCAACACGGACGTTGTGATTACCGCCGACTGGCGTTGCAACGGCACCGACGAAACCTACAGCGGCACCTGCTACGGCTCCTGCTCATTCGCTCCTCCGAGTGGTAGCTTCACTCCTTATGCCGATCTGACCGAGCAGCAGGTGCTGGACTGGTGCTTCGCAAACGGAGTCGATCAGAGCGCGATTGAGGCTAACGTCACCGCGCAGATCCAAAACCAGATCGACCCGCCGGTTGTAAGTCTGCCGCTGCCGTGGGTTCCGCCAGTGCCGGTTGTTGTTGCCGAGCCTGAGGTTGTTGCCGATGCTCCCGCCGCATGATCAAGATCGAACTCACTCCCCAGCAGTTCAACCAACTCTATGAGCTGCTCGTCATTGGAATGAAGGCCGGCAACGTGACCAACATGAAGGTCGGCCTTCCTCTGGTGGAACTCCTCGAAGCAGCAGCAGCCCAACACAAGCCCGAGTAGGACATGACCAACGATTCATCGACCAACGCCGTCACTGTAGCAATGAGCGCAGCCGCTGGCCTGACCGCTGCATCGTTGGCCCCTATCCTCACCCAGTGGGTCCAGCTAGGAACCGCCGTGCTGGGGTTCCTATGCATGGCCTACGGCACCTACAAACTGTTTTTCGGAAAATGAATCCCAACATCGCATCCCTCATCCGCCACGGCCTCACCGCCGCCGGCGGTTTTGTCATCGCCCGCGGCCTCGCTTCCTCCGAGCAGATCACCGAGCTGGTTGGGGCTCTGCTGTCGCTGGCCAGCGTCGGCTGGTCCATCAAGAGCAACCTCAAGAAGCCTGCCGATCCGAAGCAGTGAACTGGATCTACCAGATCCTGAAGGCCCTGCTCGATTGGCTGCGGGAAACACCACCCACCGATATCCAACATGGAAAAGCACCCGAGGCTCTCAAGAACGATCTGGCTGATCGCATTGCTGGACTGCCTCGGTTGCCAGATGACCAAGGTGGTCCTGGTCCCTTCCGGTGATCCCGTGATGCTCGCGAAGCCTACCAAGGCCAGCGTGTACGGATTCGATTCAAACAAGAAGCTGGTGGGACCGTCCACGGTGACGCTGCCGGCCGGCTGGTACGTGCTACCGAAGTCCCAATGATCAACTACAAGGGCAACAAGTTCAGCGGCTACAACAAGCCCAAGGCAACCCCCGGGGAGTCCAAGAAGTCCGCGGTCCTGGCCAAGGAAAACGGCAAGGTTAAGCTCGTGCGTTTTGGCGACCCGGACATGAGCATCAAGAAGCACATCCCGGAGCGCCGGGCCAACTTCCGCGCTCGTCACGGGTGTGACAACCCGGGATCGAAACTCTCGGCCAAGTACTGGTCCTGTAAAGCCTGGTAACCAATGAGAACCGTCACCTACGACTACGTCCTGCAACGCGCCTGTGAGCTCACTGGGCGCGTTTTCTCAACGCTGACCACCGAGGAGTCCAACTTCTTCCGCACGTTCATCTCCATGTCATTACGGAGCGCCTGGGAGTGTTTCGATTGGCCCGAGCAGACGGTCTACCAGCAGGAGTTCTTCGCGCCCACGTTCAACTACCAGACAAGCTACAGCGCCGGGGACGTGGTCTACTACAAGGTGGAGGAGAAGTACTACCAGTGGGTCAACGTAAACCCTGGTGTTGGCCAGACACCGACCAGCGGTGGCCCCAATGGTTCGCTCAACTCGATCTATTGGTCTGAGGCGTTGCCCAGCTACGGAAACAACGATGGCGACTGGGACAGCACCACGGCCTACACTCTAGGCCAGATCGTGTTGTACCCGGTGACGCAGGAGCACTACCAGGCAACCTCAGTGCCCCCGGTTGGCACCGCGCCCACCAACACCGCCTACTGGGGCATCCTGAACAAGTTCCTGCGCAATATCTCGCAGACCAACAACCCTGACGGCACAACCCGGGCTGTCCCCATCGGCGAGACCTTCTCGGTCTGGCCTGTCGACCCCCGGATAACCTGGCGCCAGCAGGAGGCCACCTACACCTTCACCGACGACGGCGTGCTGATCGGAGACCAGTTACCCTACGTCTGGCTCGAGTTCCGCAAGACTCCTCCCCTGCTCTCGACCGCCGGTGAGGCCAGCGCCTACGCTTTCCCCTACCGCTTCTCGGAGATCTGCGCACTCAAGGCCGCGGGCCAGATGCTGCGGGTCGACGGCAAGATCGACCTGGGCAACCAGTTCTTGGAGTTAGGGGAGGTTGAACTTACCAAGGAGATCGACAAGGTGGCGCTTCAGGAGAAATATGTGCGCCAGATAATCGTGCCGTCCCGGTGATATGCCTGACCTGCCTCAAATCGGTGGAATTGACGATGGATTCGTTGGAGTGGTATCGCGCATCGACCCTGCGCTGATCCCGACCTCCTACGTTTCCAACGCCGTCAACCGACGCTTCGAGGATCAGGTCATCAAGAACCGCTGGGGCATCGTGCAGCCCAAGTGGGGCGGTCGCTGGTCGAATGGATCACGCATCGTCACGCTGACTGCTGGATCGTCCACTGGCACACCCGTCTCGGGCGATCAGATCCCAGCCAACTCACAGGTAGTCTGCGACGTTGGCCTGAATCAACAGATCTTCTCCAACGGCACACTCTGTACGCTGGACGACAACACCAACGCGACCTTCAGCACTGCAGCGTTCAGTTTCTCGCCGTCGCCCGCCAACAAGACGGTTCAGTTCTACGGCTCGACAGCTCCCTTCGAGGAGATCCTCGGCGTCCTGCCCTACCGCGACCCGGACACCGGGGCCAACGCGCTCTTGGTGGCAGTCAACGAGGCCCGGGCCTCCGACGGCGGCCAGGGCAAGGTCTGGTGCATCCGGCCCAACCAGTCGCCCGTGGAAGTGTCCATGAACGGGCACGACATCTACCTTCCGGTGCGCCTCATCCAGGCCACCAATGGCGTGGTCATGCTGCGCCCGGGCAACGCTAGGTATTACTTCGACAGCGTCATCGGCATCGTCTACGACTCCATCGACACTGAAGGCGGTGACGCGCTGCTGTGCGAAAGTGGTGCGCTTCTTTCTCAAGAGGCATCCACCGAGGTCACACTGAACGTGGTTCCTGACTTGGCGACCGGAGACATCGTGAATGTCGGCCAGGTTGGTGATGCTGCTCCCCTCTGGAATGCGTCCCCCGGTTCCGGTCAGGGATTTCAGCTCTACGTCAACGTCGTCAATCAAGAGGTCTCGCTGCACCTGACTCTCGCTGATGCCCGAGCCAAGACCAACTCGCTGGCACTGAACCCCGAGAACAACGCCCGCTACTACATTGAGCTGGCCAGCAATACGACCGGCTACGACCTGGCGCAGGACATCGTCAACAACCTGAACGACGGGATGCCGATCCTGATGCAGAGCACGGCAACCAACCCGTCAGCGTTGGACGCCGGGTTCGACCGCATCCCGTCCACTCTTTCGATCAACAGTTCAGACGCTACCGCGGACACCATTGCGGTCTTCAACCACAACTTCATCCCGGGCGATCAGGTCACGCTGACCAACATTGAAAACGGTGGGGCCAACGTCACCAACAAGATTTACTACGCCTATCCCGTCGACAACAACACGCTGCGCCTGTTCTCGGGCACGACCGAGGAGACTGACTCGCTGAACGACGCCAGCCGGGCAGTCATACAGCTCACGACCAGTGGCACGTCGCCCAACATCTCCATCACGGCTGTCACCATCTTGAACCAGGGCTCCGGCTACCTCTCGGCCCCGATGATCACGGTCAGCGCCACTGGTTTAATCACCACGCCAGCAAGTCTAACCACTACCGTCACCGACGGCATCGTCAGCGCAGTCACCATCGTCAATCCGGGCGCATACTCAAACACACCCACAGCCTCGGTGGCCATGCCTTCGACCCTGGTGGATGTGACCACGTCCAACATCACCGGCAGCATCAAGCGCTCGAGTGCTTCCGGTTCCTCGGTGCCCCCGGGCCGCGAGGGACTGTATTTCCAGAACCGCCTGCTGCTGCTCTACGGCAACGACTACCTGGCCGTCTCCGACGTGCTGGACCCGCTGCACTACTCACCCATCTTAAATGAGTTCAAATTGAACACCGGGTCGAACGACAAGGTGATCGCTTTGTACCCGTTCAACGCCACCACGTTGCTGGTATTCAAGGAGCGCTCGGTGCTGGCCGTGGAGAACCTCTACGGCGACCTGTCCACCACCCGTCTGACCGAAATCACTCGGGAGTTCGGCTGTGTATCGCAGTCATCCATCGCGGGCACTGGGTCCGACGTCATCTTCCTGTCGCAGCGCGGCATCATCAGCCTTCGCCAGACCGAGTTCGGCATCAGCCAGTCGGTGGTGGTGCCGTTGTCCGACCAGATTCAGAATCTCGTCGACGACATCGACCAGGCCTACTGGGGCAATGCCTGCGCGACCTACTTTGCCAACCGCTACATCCTGAGCGTTCCGGTCGAGGGCGGTGACGGCACCAACCAGCGCACGCTGGTCTACAACTTCCTGAACAAGGCCTGGGAAGGCTACTGGGAGGGCTCGCTGCTCGTTCCGAAGTACTGGTGCCGCGTGATCGTGGCAGGCACCGACACGCTGTGCTGGGCCGACCAGAGCGGTCTGATCCATCAGTTCGACCCGCTCGGGCTTGTGGACGTCGACCGCACCGGCGTGCTGACACAGATCAGCACCGAGGTGAAGTTCCGCGGCTACACCGGGGAGGACAACGTCGACCACAAGCAGTGGACCGACATCCAGTTCGAGTTTGGTAACTGGAACACCCGGTACTCCATCACCGCGCAGTTCGACGGTGTAAATGAGTTCTACACGGTTGCCACTGATCAGACCAAGGATCGCACGGCCTACTACACCTACGGCAGTGGCACCTACAACACCAACAACACCGCCGACAACTTCCTGCTGCCCTACCGCGAGGACTACTCGGTGACCACCCAATTCCGCTGCGGCAACAACGGGTGGAAGGCAGGTTTGCACCAATTTTTCGGTCACAAGGCCCGCCTGCGTAAGCACTCGGCCTCTGTGCAGCCCCTGATCACCACCGACCAGGGCTCCCTCGAAATCTACAGCGCCAAGGTCATCGGAATCGCATTCCGACTCTACGGCAAGAACGACGTCTAAACCATGCCACTCTTCGTAAACGTCACCCCAGGCACCACGATCAGCCCGACGACAACGCTGTCGGCCTCGACGCTCAACCTCCTTGGCACGCCCACGGTCAACATCACCGGCACCATCGACGGTGGCACGCTGACCATCGGCGCCAACTCGGTGAACACCGCGGCGCTGCAGGATCTCTCTGTCACCACCAGCAAGCTGAATGACGCCGCGGTCACCAACGCCAAGCTGGCGAATATGCCGGCCAACACGATCAAGGGAAACAACACTGGGTCGGCTGCAGTGCCACTTGATCTGACCGTGGCCAACGTGAAGACGATGCTGTCCCTGAACCCGGACGGCACCACGATTGAGACCAGCGGCACCGACATCCGGGTGAAGGACAACTCCATCACCTCGGCCAAGCTGTCTACGGCCCCGCAGAACAGCAGTTCGGCCACGCCATCCGTCAACGTCGGCACCAGTCTCACCTGGAACCTGACGCCGACAGCCAATGTCACCGCTGACATCCTCTTTGGCGCCAATGACGACGGCAAGACCGTGTTGGTGAAGGTGAAGCAGAATGCGACCGGAAACCTGACAGCAGCCTTCACCGCAACCGGAAAGACTATCCGCTGGCAGGGTGGCTCGCCGCCCAGCCCGTTATTGACCACAGGTGCAAACAAAGCCGATCTCTTTGTGTTCGCCTGCATTGGAGCCAACGTCTACGCGAAGCAAATCGCCAACTTCGACGCCTAATGCACGACGCTTGGTTCAGCACTGGAGCACCCGTTCCAACAGGAACGGTTCAGTGTATTTTTGTTGTCCCGCCCAACACGCAGACAGATCCGAATGCGGATGGGGGTTACGTTATCAACCCGTCAGGAACGGTATTTACAGCACAGGATATTTATCAGCGACCAATACCTGCGACGACTACTCTGAAGATTCAGGTGGTTGAGAACAATCAAGGTTCCACCATCACCAACCCAATCACAAACACTGCTGCATTCTACACCTACACCGGGCCATTCACGCTCATCCAAGCGCTACCAAGTGCGACGGTTGGACCTTCTTATTACATGGCAAGCCGGGCGTTTGACACAGTAACAGGAGACGGTATCCAGACCCCACAACCTGACTTGTGGAACACCGTCCCAAACAATCCTGACGCTTGATACCGCAGATTACAGACTACCTTCTGGCCAAGGTGCCCGACAGCTTCAAGGGATGGACCCGCGAGGCAGTCGAGGACTACGTGATGTTCCACGCGGAGCAGGGCACGCTCAAGATCGCCTGTCAGGACGACCACGTGGTCGCTGTGCTCGTGGGCTGGCGCCAGATGGGCCCGGAGCCCAAGGCCTGGTCCTGGCAGCCCAACGACCCCAATGGCGACCATTGGTACTGGCACCAGTTCGCTGCCGACTGCGCGGTATTCGCCATGGCAGTGGCGGCTAAGTTCTTCCACGACCGACCGGAGGCTGCAATCCTCCCGGCCATCGGCTATCGAAACGGCAAACTGACCACCTACAAGAAAGGCTCGATGCCGATCTATAGGGTGGCTCACAAAAAATATGGCATCAGTTGAAGCACCAGCACCGCGGGACTACGGCAAAGAAACCGCAGAAACACTCCGCGCCCAACTTGACCTAGCACCGGAGAAGTTCGCTGCCGAGGCGAAGTATGCCCCGCAGTATCAAGCGCTGCAGCTTGATCTGTTGAGGTCTGCTACACCCGAGCTGCTGAAGCTCTACAAGGAGCAAATCGCGCCAACCATGGGCGAGGTCGAGGCAACCGCCCGTTCCCGTTCTCGGGCCGGCGACATTGCCGACATTTCAGCCCTCGGTCCTCAGGCACGCGCCGCCATCAAGGCAGCGTCACCGGAGCAGGCAGCTCTTGCCGACACTCTCACAGCCCAAGCCCAATCCGGCCTGGCTGCAGGCTCCCGTTTGACGCCGGAGCAACAGCGCATGGTTGAGCAGCAGACCCGTTCCGGTCTGGCTGCCCGCGGGCTGGCCCAAGGGCCGTCCGGTGCCCTGCAAGAGGCTGTGCGCTCCCAGATGGCCGGTGCCGGCCTCCAACAGCAGCGCCAGCAGCAAGCCATGGGCGCACTGCAGGCCAGCCAAGGCGTTTACGGCGACGTCTTCCAGCAGGTATTGGGACGCCCGTCCCAGGCGTTTGGTGCCTCGCAGGGCTTCGTAGGCCAAGCCTCGGGCTTCAACCCGGGGCAGTTGTTTAACCCTGAGTCGCAGTACGCTGCCAACTTGATCGGAGGCAACCAGCAGGCCCAGCTTGCGGCACGTACCGCTTCCGCTGCCAACACCACCGCGCTGATCGGCGCCGGTATGTCCGCTGCATCTAGCCTATGACCTACGGATACCAACAGCCCGGTGGAATGATGCAGGGCTACGCACCCCAACAGCCAATGATGCCAGGCAGTGGGTACGGTGCGCCCATGATGACCAACTTCCAGAACACCACCGCGGATGTGGAAGCCCAGCGCAAGCGCCTGAAGGCCCTCGGCCTGGACGACACCATGATCGACGATGCGCTCGCCTTCAAACAGGGCCTCTTCGAGAAGCGCGACGAGATGCAGGGTAAGGCCCTAGAGGCCATCGGAGGCGGTATCAAGGCTGCGGGAAGCAATATCACCGGGGCAGCGTCTGCCGCCGGTGCTGGGCTCAAAGGCCTAGCGTCCTCTTTGTGATTCAAAGGTTCCAACGATGCATTGGGATAAAGCTGTTTCGGATCGGTTCCTATCAGCTTGAGGCCTGGTGCTGCCCTACTGGAGAGGTGATTCCGGCGCATCGCCACGAGTCATTCAGCTCAAGGATCATTCACGTCTTGGGCCGCATGAGTTGGACCATGGGCGCCAAGTCCAAGAGTGTCAGCACCTGGCACTGCGGCTGGTCAAAGCCCGTACCTGCCGGTGTTGATCATTCGGCTGTCGCCCATTCGTTCTCGGTGTTCTTGAATCTGGAGCGGTGGCACTCCAAGCCTACCTCCGCGGCAATCGACTTCCACCCGGCATGAACAAGCTAGGCCAGCTCTACTTCGATGCCGCTGGAGGCAACCACAACGCTGTGGTGTTCATCACGGCTTTCCATGCCTACTGCCATGCCATCGACGACCTGATCGACGGTGACGTGCCGTTTACCCATGAGGCCTTCCTGGACGTGATGATGCAGGCCAATAGCCTGTACTCGACCCCGTTCTACATCGACAACTGGTTCCGGCTGCAGCCTGTCATCGCGCAGATCACCAGCACCTACGCCGACTCGGTTGCCTGGGAGAAGGCTGACGAGGAATGGAAGCGTCAGACAGCAGATGTCCTACGGCTCTGCGGCAACGACATGATCCTCCAAGTGGCTTGGATAATCGGTGGTTACAAGCACATGAGGGCTATCAGCTTGAAACTGCGCGAGTTCGCGTACCATTCTCAACACAGCTAATTTATGGCAACTTACGGTTACTCCACACCATACACGGGCCGCGGAGACGCGGGTCCTCTTCCTCCGGGATACATGGAGGCCGCAACCGCTCCGGGCCGCAACCTAGCAATGGGTATCGCTGCCATGGGACAGGGCCTCGGTAAGGCCATCGAGCAGTACCGCACCAAGAAGGCCGAGACCGAGGCTGCCGATCAAAGCCGGGAGACGCTTGTCGGGCTGTATCAACAGCAGCTTGCCTCGGACCCGAAGTACATCGCCATCCAGCAGTACACCGAGACCGGGCAACTGCCGGAAGGCGTCACCGAGCAAGACATCCCGCGCTACACTCAGAAGGTTCAGGCCGACCGGGAGATGCTCAACAAGTTCTCCAACGTCCTTGGCGAGAAGTTCGTCGACATGAGCCTGGCCAAGAAGAAGGCGGCGCTCGGTGACGCCGTGATGGTGCTGAACCAGTACCGGACGGATCAGCAGAACGAGGTGCGTGATGCAGCGGCCAGGCAGCAGTTGAAGTTGGCTGCGTTGCAGTTGGAGGATATCCTAGACAAGCGTAAGCAGCAGAATGTCTTGATGGAGGGTATCAAGTACTTTTCAGGTCAACCACAGACCGAAACAGTAACCGAGCAGACTCAAGTTCCAATCTCGGTTCAATACCAGCCCGAGGGTCCGTTTGCTGTCCCTGCTCAGTCAGCACCGGCAATGAGGCCGGAACAGTTCTACAGCGAGCAGATTCCTGCATTCAGGCCGATGCAGCAGCCTCAATTCATGCGTCCCCAAGGACTGCCTAGCACTCAGCCTACACCTTCTATTCCGCAAACATGGGAGTCGGTGCTTGGTGCCGAGTTTGCCAATAGACTTGGCACGCCGGTTCAACCTGAAAGAACCATGCCCACCACCGTGGAAAATCAAGCGCTCACCACGTTTGAAACCACGAAGCAAGTACCTGTTACAACGGAACAGAAGATTCCATACGAGCAGCAGTCTCGTAAGCTGACCGACTTCTTGATTCAACAGGGAGCGAAGCCTGAAACCATTGCTATGGTGCCTCAGATCATGTCGATGATCTCAGGCCAGCAGAAGCCCATTCAGGTCGAATCCCAGACCCTACCCGGCGGCATCACCGTGGTGCGTGCGGACGGCAAGGTGGACATCCTGCCTGCGCCCAAGATGGTCGATGGCAAACAATTGACTGAAGCTCAAAGCAAGGCGGCATCATTTGCTGCTGGCATGAAGCTGAACAACGAGACGATCAACAGCGTGTTCAAGTCTGGATACTCTCCAAGGTCTTTGACTGAAGTCGGATTCATGCCTGAACGGTTGAAGACCGATTCTCGCAAGTCATACGAGGCAGCGCGTGACGCTTGGATTGAAAACTTCCTTAGAGATCGCTCTGGCGCCGTTATTTCACCAGATGAATACCCAGCGGCTGAAAAGCAGTATTTCCCGATTGCTGGAGATAGCGAAAAAGTGGTGAAGCAAAAGGAATTGATGCGTATTGATGCCATGAACAATACGATGAAAAAAGCTGGTCAAAACGCTGATGACTACATGAACCAAATCAGCAGCGGACAAGCTCGCTCACCCTTGCTGTCTGACCCCCGCGTTGCAGTCATCCGGGCACGCCAGGCTTCAGGAGCCATCACTAAGCAGCAGGCCATTCAACAGATCGAATCCCTCAAATGACCCTATCCAAAGCAGACATCGACTTGTTGTTCGGCCCAGAACCAGCAGACAGCGTCGAGAGCCTGCTGGATGCTCCGATTACCGGCGAGGACATCTCGTTGGCCTTGCAAGATCCGACATTCAAACCGTCGGCATCCGATTATGCCAAGTACGAGGAGTATTCTAAGACCAAGCAGAGCGATTTTATTAACAACGCTGCACGGGCTGCAGATGCGTTTGTTGAGACCATAAGCAGCGCAGTATCGGCGGGTGCTCAAGGTGCGGCTGTAAATCCTTACAACTACCTTGAAGGGTTTGTTCAGGGTGGACGCCAACTTTACGGTCTTGCCGCTCAATCACAGGACCCATCTTCTCCAATATTCAAGTTCAAGGACCTCGTCGCAGGCACTGGCACTCAGGAGTCCCGCTACAACCAGTTCCTTGAGGCCCGCGACTTTGCTGATAAGACTGCCCGTCTGGAGCGTGGCGAGGAAGGTCTTGCTCTACCTCCCGAGTACACCAACCCGGAGTATGTTCAGGGCGTGTCCATGATCCTCGACCCGACAATGTTTTTGCCGGGCATTGGAGAGGTCCTTGGCGTAGGCAAACTCGCCACCCGTGCAGTCGGTAAAGGCACTCAACTCGCAGGACGGGCCATCACCGGCGCTGCAAGGCCCCTGGAGCGCGTTGCAGGTGCTGCCGAGCGCATGACAGCGGAAGCTATCGGAATGGCGCCTGAAGCGCTCCGCAACACCGCGGCCACCGCCGGTATCGCAGGCGCTCTTGGTGTTGCACCGGAGGCTGCTGCCTTTGCTGCCATCCCTGCAGGTATTCGTACTGCTCGGGAGCTGGGCGAGGCTCTGACCCGTGCCGGCGAGAACCTGATGACCCAG